GCACCAGCCGATCAAATAGCAATGTTTTCTAAACGGAAGGAAGAAGTGCAAAATGACTGAATATGACAACACCAATCGCGGCGCGATCTTTAAGAACAACGACAAGACCGCCGAAAATCAGCCAGACTACACCGGCAAGATCAATGTCGATGGCGTTGAAAAACGCATTGCGTTGTGGATACGCGAAAGCGCAGCGGGCAATAAATATATGTCAGCTTCGATCAGCGATCCAATGCCACCAAAAGAACAGGACGCGCCACGCGCCGAAAAAATGCAGCCTTTAGAAGATGCGATCCCGTTCTAAAAAGAAAATAACCTATGCACCGGCCTCTAATGCTTTGGGTCGGTGCGTATGGTGCGACAAGACCCTGCGCCTTAGTGATCCCGATTGGATCGTGGACGGGGCAAAACAAATTCTGCATCTTGGATGCTTTAGGGAAAGATTGGATATATTAAATGCAAATCGAAAAGAACGTGCCGATCCCACCAGCGGGTCGCAGCAAGATTGAAATCATCAATGATATGGAAATTGGCGATAGCGTGCTTTGCGACACCTATGAAAAGGCAATGTCGCTGCGCGATGCGCTGCGCTATCGTGGCTTAAAATACACCACCCGCAAAATGAATGACGGGTGGCGGGTTTGGCGGCTTGATTGATGGTGCCAACAAAACAGGAAATTCTTGACGCGCTAAAAATATTAACCGTTGAAAAAGAAAGCGATGCTTTAGGCCGCAAATATAGCAATCGCAGCCTTCGCACCAGCGTCATCAGACCAGTCGTCAAAGGTCAGTTCAAGAAACGTGGCCGCAGATATTAAGTTTAGCGGCTTCGGTCGCTTTACTTTTTGCCAAAAAACTTAGTGGCTGACCGCACGCCAAAACTGGCTGCAACGATAACGCCTAACGTGACTTGATACCATTCCGGCATAGTTTCCAGCGCAGCAAAACCTTCAGCGACCACATTCCTGCCCCAATCGCCGCAAAATGCCAGTATTAACGGGATGCTAAAAAGACAGGTCAGCCATTCATCTTTCCAGCTAGATACGCTGGCATCAGCCATCTTCAAATCCCAGTCAATTTCGCCAGTCGCCTTTTTTTGCATCACAATGGCTTCGGCTTGTGCTTTTGCCACCTTGACCCCTGTTTCGGCTTTGGCAGTCTCCACGCGGCCTTCTAGCCACGTTGAAGCTAGGTTTGCAATCGGTGTCAAAAACTGGATCATTTGCTTTGCCCTTTGCTGTTTACATATAAGCCAAACCAAGCCGCGCCTGCGCCAACGATCACGCTTACAAAACCGGCCTGTGCATTATTCGGTGAAGGCAAGGCCATAAACCAAGCACAGGTCTGATAAAAAACTACCATATAACTTAATATCAACAAACGCGGCACAATACGCCAAGCGTCAAGACGTTCCGGTGTCATTCTGCAATCGCCCGCATCCGGTCAATAAGTCTGCCAGCCCGATTTGGCACTTGCCTTGCCCATTTGCTATCGGCCATCTGGGTTGCCGCTTCATCATAATCATAATTAGCTATAGCTGCACGCAGCTTGAGGAAACGCCCAAGGCGGTTTCTGCCCAGATTAAACGCCATATTTGCCAAAATTAGCTGGCATTCTTCCGGCAAATCATCCCAGTTTTCAAACAAGGCGCGGCAATCTTCCACAGTGACCGCAATATCAAGCGCAAATAGCTGGCGACAGCGTTCCGGTGTGATCTGCGTGCCGACAGGTTTGCCGTGTTCCGCATCAGCTTCGCGGATTAAATGCCCGATGCCCACAGTGGGCAAGCCCAGATGATCCAAATAAATATCTAGCCGCACGCCCTCATCGCTGGCTATTTCTTCCCGCAATTGATCTATATTCATTTTCTCATCTCCAAAACAACAGCCAGCGTTTTAGCCCAGCTATCGCGTTCCGCATCTTCTGTGAAGCGCGTTGGCGACAAGCGCATACTGTATTGCCGTACTGACGTAACCGGCAAGAACAAGCACCTTCTGGCATCGGGTGAAACAAGGCACAAAACATCATAATCTTCTTTCTTTGGCAAATGTTTCGTTTTGCAACCGTGACCCATTTGGAAATGGTGACGCGGAGATCGACCATCTTTATTACCCAATAAACTAGCAGTCTTGACTTGTATGCGTAAAAAAGTCTGATCAAGGAATGCCAGCACATCAATTCGATCCATCGGGCAATGCGTTGCTTTCCAGCCCATAGACAATATCGAACACAAAGCAATATGTTCTCCAATCAATCCCGTTGTGGTGGCACTATTTAACAATAGCAGATGCCGCTTCTATCATTACAGCCAAAAACAGCCCAATGATAACCACAATGCAGCCAATAACAATAGCCCCAAATTTCAGATTTTCAATCATCTCTTGCTGGCGTTGCTGTTCCAGCTTTCTAGCCCTTGCCCGCGCTTCTTTGGCTTCTTGTAAGCGTTTGGCACGTTCTGCCAATATCGCAGCCCAAGTGCCGTGACCGAACCGGAAATCAACCATCCGCGCAACCTCTGCGATCTGTTCTGCCGCAAGCTTCGCATCGATCATTTCTTTAGCCACAGACTGCACGCCAAACTGGTCGGCTAGTCCAACGCCGGATTTCTTGTTGCTGGCTTGCTGCACCTGTTTTTGGCCGGTAAACAGTGCATCTATCTGACCGGCGATCTCGCCAATATCTTTGGCGGTATTTATGTTTTGCTTGATAAAATCAACGCTGGCTTTGACTAAACTGATGCCAGCAAGTGCCGCTGTGACTGGTTCCAAGACAATTGACCTTCCGCAAGTCTCTGACACCGCCACTTCATCGGCATCAAGTTGGCAATCTCCCCAACGTCCTTTGCCATAGTCATCGCGCGAGACCGGCAAGCTTCCCGCGTTTCACTGTAGATAATTGAATGAAATTCTATGCAATCAGTCGGTGCGCCTATTACGCAAGCTAAAACGATTGCTTTAAACATCGTCTTTTCGACCAGTTAAAAACTTAACTGTGTCGGTTTCCCAGATGCGGATCAGCACCCAAACGCCCGTTGCAATAGCCACAATGTCCGGTGCCATACCAACCCACGCAGCAAATGTGCCTGTGCCAGCCGCAACATCGATAATGACCTTGTTTTCTTCGTTCATTGCTAGGCCTCCAATGCTGTGATGCGGGCTTCTAGTTCTTGTATGGTTTTTACTAATAGTGGTACTAACTTTGACTGGTCAATGCCTTGGTAATCCGGCACTGAACGTGTACCCATAACAGCCGCAGTAGTCTCACGCCACTGCTGGCCTTCTGCTAGTTCCTCTGGGCGTTCAACGTCAGTGCTATGGATAACTTCAGCAACCGCTGGTGTTACCTCGTTGCCATCCTCGTCTAGTACAGCATCAGTAGCTGGTGTGTAGATGTCGCCTGTGGCTGCGCTGACTTGGTATTCCTCGTCACGCATACCATTGTGTGTGCCTGTGATTGCTTCAGGCACGACAGTCTGAACCTCGTGTGCTAAGAAGCCATCGACAGTGGTATCTGCGTCAGAGATAAAGTTAAAGCGCACAGGGTTTAGTTGCTTGAGGCGTGTGGTTGCATCCCAGTCTGCTACCACGTTTTCTTTTAATCTGTGGTCTGAAGAAGTTGCATATGATGTTGAAGAAGCATTAGCAATAACACCACCCACATTTGTGCCACTAGCATTTTGGACACCCAAAGCATAAGAACCATTTGTAACAGGTTGCGCTCCTATAGCAGCAGGGTTAGATGCATCTCTACCAATTACGTTAAATTTGTAATTAGCCGGATTGGTCGTAGTACCCAACAGCAAGTTACCGCTGGTGTCGATTTTGGCCGCAAGAGAACCAGATGGATAAAATTCTATGCCAGCATTGCCACCTGCGATTGTTGATGTTGTTGTGCCATCATACATCTCTATTGCAACGCCTTGGTCAGTGCTTTCAAGGCGCATCGCTGTGTTTACCGTGCCAGAGTTAACTGTGAGGGTTCTGGATGGCGAACCTGTGCCAATGCCAACGTTGCTACCGACAACGCTTAGAACATCAGTTCCTGCCCCCGAACCGGTTTTAAGGTTAATTGTTTCCCCATCACCGTGCGCCCAAATGTTTATTTTACCATCTGAATCTAATTCTATAACGCCAAGTTCACCACCGTTATCCATACGAATATGTTGGTTAGTTGTTGTCAGAAGCAAAGCCGCTGATGCGTGAGCAGCAGAACCTAATCCCAACCTATCCATCGTGCCAGTGCCAGTGACATCCACGTTTCCATTTGTATCTATGCCAACAAAATTTAGCCACGCACTATTTGCCGCGTTTCTAATCATATATTTTTCGTTAGCAGTGTCATACCAAAGCTGATACGCATATGGCGTTGTCGGGGCTGTTGCACCCGCGCTGATAGTCGCCGCAGCTTGCAGCGCATCATTTAAATCTGACCGAAAGCTGGGAAAAGTCTGGTTGGCAATGTTAAAATCGTGCTGTGACATTTAAAACCCCGTTGCAACGTAATCAAATAAACGATCCACCGCTGCGTTGCTGCTATTGTAAAACGTGATCGTGAACCCAGATGCAGACTTGCTAGTTATAGCATAATAATCGCCGGATTGCATATCCCCGACCGAAATTGAAACCGCGCCAAGCGATTTGAATGGCGTGGCAAACGTGACCGCCTTTGCACCCGCGCCGCTTTGAATGTCGTTTGCAGATTGCGTTCTGGTCGGCAATCTAATTTCTGCGGTCAACTCTGAAATAGCCGGTGTTTCTGCGCTATCTGTGCTTGTCAGGACAGCCCTAAACCGCAAAGCCCTTGCGGTGTATGCTCCAACGACAAACTGCCGGTATGCAGTCCACGTTGGACTGCCAGCGGGGTCGTCTGTCGTGGTGCTGACAAACAGATCAACGTCAGTCGCACCGCCAGCCGGTGTGCCTGTGTGCTGCGATAGCTGTGTGAATTTTAATGTTGCTGTCGTGTTTGCTGTAAACACTGCGCCAAGGTCAATATATCCATCAAAATCATATGTGCCGCTGCTTGCAATAAAGCCGGAACCAGAACCACCGCCAAACAAGCCGGTCGCATCGTCAAAATTACCGGCAACGCTATCAAACAGGTTAGTCGTATCTAGCCGCAAAATATCATCAATCACAACGCAATCTGTTTTTGTGCCGGTGAAATCGCTATGCTCCGAAAGACTTGTAACAAGGTTTAAATCATCGATTTGATCGACCAGTGCCACGCTGCTTGCTGCGTTTGCGCTTTGAAAACCAAACTTGTTAACTGCTTTGACAAAATATGTGCCGGTTTTAGCTGGCGTGATAACGGTGTTTGTTGGTCTTGGAACCTTTTTTAACAACAGTTTGCGCGTTGTTAAATGTTGCGCCAGTGGTTAACGGCGAATGACGTATAACATAATGCGATAAATCTGCATCAGTGCTAGCTGTCCAGCTTAAATCAGCATTTGCGCCAACAATATTAACGCTGAAATTTGTAACATCAGAAGCAACCGCAGCTTGCCCGACAATCGTATGATTTAGCGTGGCAAATGCAGATTTAACGCCAAGACTGCTAATTGATCTTGCGCGGATGTTATAAACGCCACCAGCTTGCACATTAACAAGCGTGAAGCGATTGCCGCTGCCTATGCCCAGCGATTTATAAACTGTATCTGTTGATAGCTTTGCTTGCACCTCAAACTGATCGGCATAAACGCTTGTGCTTTCCACATTAGCAACCAAAACAGAAATTGCTTGCTGGTTAAATAAATCTAATTCGTCAAACGCTGTCAAAGTTGGAGCCGGTACTGAAAACGGATTTGGCAAATTTGTGTTATCAAGTTCAAAAAATTTTTCAAAACCAGTAAGCCAAGTGTAAACAGCCGAATTTGTTTCACGCAAAAACAACGTCACATTCATCACTGGCATACCATTGTCATCATCGCTAACTGAAAACGACCATTCTGCAACTTCAAAAATCTTGCCGACAAATCCAAGGCGGCTGTTTGAAATCTGCACGCTATCACCAACAGAAACATCAAATGCCTTCATTGTGAATGTTGCAGACATTGTGATTTGCTGCCGATTGCGATAGAGCGCAATTCTTGCCAACCTTTGCGCCATTGTGTGACTTGTCGTGTAAGGTAAATTGTAATCAAGGAATTTACGCAACCCGCCATCATCTGTTTCAAATGATGAAACAGTCAGTGCTGGGTAATCTGTTGGCACATAATTTGTTGTAGGTGGCGAAAATACGCCTTTAACAGCATTATAATTATCACGCTTGCTGCGCTTTGTTGAAATTGTGATCGGGCTAGTTATATCATCTTCATCGAATACGATCGTTGACAACCTATATTCCGCAATTTTCAATGTAAATTTGCCATTAACATATGACACTGTGCCACCGCAGCTTGTAACCATTTCTTCTAAAATGCGTTTTGGCGAATTGTTAGTTGCCAAAGTGCCGTGGATTTCATAGCGGTTTTCTGTGCCGCCTGCGGCAAGCGGTATACTAGCTTCGCAACCATTTGCCGCAGCGATGAAGTCTGTGTCGTTTATTTCTGCCGCATCGCAGCCTAATCCATAGGATGTATCTGTTAAATAATCGCGGATCGCTAATGCTGGGTTTGCTGAATAAACAGTGGTCGTTGTGCGTGGATCATATAATTTTTTGCCGCGTATTTTTGCGCTGAAATTAGGTATGCCAGTCGGGAACACATCATTATCAAAGCGTAGTCGCACATACATATATGCAATACCTTGCAGTCGATGGTTGCTAGTCCAGACCGCACTTTCAGAAACAAGGTCGGCATCGGCTGTCTGCGTAGTGCTGCCGGTGTGCAATTTAACGCGCACCTTGCCATCAAACCTTGACGGGCTTGTTACGTTTCCACTGCCATCGAGCGTCAAAGCCTCATCATTTAAATATATTGTTTGAAAACTGTCGATTTCGTGCGATGCCAACAAAATAACAAGATGCAAATATTCATCGCTGCCAGTGCTTTCAATATGACCTAAAACGCCAGAAAGTCGGGTTTCACCATAGACAAAACGGCGCGATACAATTGGCTGTTTTATCATTTGCGTGCGGTTTAATGCTTCCGATGCAAAATCAGAATATTGTGCAGCGGTAGGTGCTTGCGGGGCGGGTGCTAACGCATTGGCTGCACCAGACGCCGCGATTGTGGTCGCGGCCATCGCATAATTGCCAGTTAAGGCATAAACACCCGCTGTTACTAGAGTAATCGGGTCTTTGATTGCCCTTTTAACACCGCGAACAAAACTCGAAAACCAACTCATTATTTTTTACCCCAAACGACTTGTTTGTCTTGTAAATCGGTTATGAACTCCAATCCCTTGTCATTTGGATAATCAATTTTTTGATCTTCACTGGTATATCTTCTGACCCGCGCCATTTCCAAATCAACTAAACGGCTCTCACAGTCAATCACAACGGTCGCTGTCTCGCCGCTTTCTTGAATGCTCATTTGATCCATCTGCCCTTTAAAAACAACATATGGGTCATTGTTGATTGCGCCATTGGCATCTAAAGTGCCAAAATAAAGCGTCATTGGTCGGCCTTGATAATTTTCTGTCAACGCAGCCGCAACTATCGATGATGGCAATCCAGACAAACCAACGCTGACGTTTGTTGCGCGGATTTCGCTGGTTTCATCAATGTCACTGATTGACAGCATATTACCGCCGCCATCGTAATCTTCACCGCCAAAAGTTAGCGTATCAAGGCCAGTCCATAAGCGCAGATCACCGCCATCAAATGCAAAATGCACAGCAAAAAACGGCCTCAATGATGCCGCTGTCAAACTGTTATCAAAGTTTGTGCCTAATGATCTGGTCATAGCTTTTCAATCGCGCCAAATGTCAATTTATAAAAACCGGCATTATTAATCTGCCAGTCTGTTACTGGTGTTGATAAGTGAAAAAGACCTTTAGCACTGCTAACGACAACGCTTGCACCATCAGCCGGTGATGATCTTAAATCCGGCCAAATAGTCAAGGCGGCTTGCCCGCTGGCGTTGCTATTAACATCATCTAGCACTTTATAAAGCCGCGCCGCAGCACCGCTTCCAAGCTGGATATAGTCACCGGCCTTTAAATAGCCCGTTGCGGACGCAGGAAGGCCATCAATGTTTAAATTGTTACCAGTCTGGCTTGCGCCATTAACAACCGGTGTGCCAGCGGCTGTGGCCGCTGAACCGCGTGGCGTTGCTCCATTCGGATCACCCAGCAAAAATGATCCAACAGAACCGTAAAGCTTCATAAAAAACGCAATCCAAACTTCGGCATCATCTCGCTTCATTGGCGGTAATGAAATATCAGCTTCCCATCGCGCACCTTGAAATTGATATGTTTGCGTTGCCATTGTAAATGGCGATGATGTTTGCCCAATAACATTACGCGCAATCAAATTGACGCTAGAAACGCCTGTGTGCGTTGGAAATGTAAGCGGATAACTGATTGTCATAATTAACCCCCAAACGCACTAGCAAAAGAACCACCGCGCCGCTTGGCATCAAGAATTGCAGACTGCGATGCGGCTTGTATTTGTGGCAACATATTCATCACTTCAGCGCGTACTGTTTGAGAAACGCCAGTTGATAGGTTGATTGTTTGATTAACGACAACACTGCCGCCACCGCCATTAGGCACAATAGTGCCAGAAACGCCATCCGGCACAAACAATTCTGCGCCTCTTTCGCCCACGACTGAAACCTTGTTGCGTGGCGGTCTGCCGCCATTTGCAAAGAAACCGCCAAATGCGCGACCTATGCTTGCAAATATATTCCCGCCACTTGCACCGCCCATACCGGCAGCGATTTGACCCGTGATGTTTTTCTGTATCGCTATTCTTGCAAGGTCGGCAACGATTGAGCTTGCCATTGCCCGAAAAGCATCTTTTGCGCTAGATGTGCCTGTGGTAATCCCGACCAACGCATCTTCAAGCGATCTGATCCCGCGCACCGCTGCGCTTTCCATATTCTTTTGTACATCTTTTGCAGCATCGGCCAAATCCATTAGCTGCTTGCGATATGTTTTGGTTTTGTCACTGTTTGTTTCTGTGCTTTGTCCGAAAATATCATTTGCAGCTTGGGTCGCCCTTATTCTTGCTTCTAATTCTTCAAAAGCACCAACAAGACCTAAATCCTTGACGTTCATTGGTTCAAGTTTTTTAGCCCAATCAATATCAAGTTTTTTGCCAATCTCAACGCTGAAGGCAATAACCCTATTAAGTTGTCTGATTGTTTCGTCTGTAAAACTTTGTATGGCTTGCGCTGCCTTTTTAAACAATCCAACAACAGTCAAGGCAAGACTGCGACCAAATTCCTCAACTCCACCAGCTTCTTTGATAGCGTTGACAAGCTTCACTCTTATGGTTTCAGCAATAGTTTGAAATGCTGGCGCAAGACCCGCAGTTAATTGATCAACCAAGCCGCCAAGCATCGTTTTAAGTTTTGTAAACGCATCATTTGCCTGTTCAACGCCTTTGACTGCGCTTTTGGATAAGATAAAGCCAAGACCCTCAGCCTCTTGGAACATCTGTTGCAGGGCTGCACTGCCGCCTTCTAGCGTATTTACAAACGCCACGCCTTCACTGTCGAACAGTTTAAAAGCAAGTCGCACTTTGTCGCCGCTGCTTTGCACGTTATCAAACGCATCAGCAAGCGCAAGCATTTGCTTATCAAGTGGTTGTTTGGCTAGTTCTTTGGCATTTAGACCAAGTTCTTTCAGCGCGTCTTTAGCCTCACCAGTACCGTTTGCAGCCTCAGACAAACGCCGCGTAAACCGCTGCACCGCCATATCGACTGTGCGCGTTTCCACCCCAGCCAAATTAGACGCATATCGCAGCTTTTGTAATGCTTGACTGGTGACGCCCAGCTTTTGCGCGGTCTTGCCCAGCGTGTCGATGCTTTGCAGTGATGACTTGACCAGCAAGCCAATACCAGCCGCACCAGCAACCGCTGTCAGCCCGACCTTGAAGTTGAATAGTGCTTTGCGAACAAGACCCAGCGATTGGTTTAATTTGCGAAAAGTGCCGCGTGTAAGGTCTTTCGCTGTGATCGTGAAATTAAGATTTTGATTTGCCATCTTCGATCACCTTAAAATATGCGAACCATTCGTTCAGTTCTGTCAGCGTCAATTCTTCAATTTCGGCTTGTGTCTTGTGTAGGCGATCCGCTAGGGCTAGCATATTTAGCCTTAACGGGTCGCCCTTTAGTTTTTTTCCGCATCCCCAACGCTTTCAACATCGCCAAACATCTGCCCAGCAATATCAGCAATCAAGGCCACGCTGTCACCCATAAGATACATTTTATCTTCAAGTGTAAACATCCGCTTGCCATCGGCATCTTCAGCTTTGGTAATAATCAGATCAACCATTCCGCTGATCGTCATATTGTTCAGAAAGTCTTTGTGCTTTCTTTGCAGCTTGTCAATGTCTCCGGCGGTAATGGCTCCAGAATAAATAACCAATGGCTGACCATCTTCGCCCCACTCATCAACTTTAATTACCTTGCGGTCGCGATTTCGCCTTGCAGCGATCTGTTCTCCCAAGCCCATTTTTTACCCCTTAAACAACAGTTTCAGTTAGCCCACCAGTGCCTTGCAGCGAATAGGTGGCGGTATTGATGCCATCAGATGAAACGCCGATTGAACGGCTGGTAACAATCGCTGACCCCGTTAGCTGGTGGTCGCCAGTTGTGTTGCCTTCCATATTCAGCTTAACCACAACGGTGTCGCCAGCGGTTACGGCTTGCTGTGCGGTGTCTGTATCATCAAAATAGGTTTCAATTGTAGCTGTAAAGTCCTTGAAGCTACTTTGGTATGTGTGTGCCACATCGCCCATCACCGTATCTTGAATTGTTTCCGCAGTTTCATCAACAGAAAAGCTAATCACTTCAGCCATTACGTCTGTGCCGATTAGAACGACACCATCGTTTCCTTTAAAAGTCGCCATCGTTATATCTCCTAAACGGCAGTTTCAACGTCATTTTCTTTGGTGCGGTATTGCACCGAAAGAGTAAACCGACCAACGGCCACTGGCTGTTCGCCATCGCCACTATAGTCAGCCTCAAACGCAACAACCTGTGCATCTTTTGCCAGATTATTTAGCGTTACATCAGCGGCAATGGCTTCTTCAACCTCAACCGCAATTCCATCCAGCGCATTATCATAATTCGCTGTGCCAATTACATATGCTTCAACAGCAACTTCCAAAACCCTATTTACCGAACGCGCCAAAGTGATTGTATCAAATTCGGTCGCTTCGCTCTTGGTAAAAATACACAATGCCGGAAGCTTTGTCTGTTCCAGCGGAAATATACGGCTGCGAAATACGTTGCTGCCGGTGGTGGTCAATCCCGTTAATGCGGTCACGATCTGGTCGCGTATTTGCTGCCGGACGTGCGCCATTATTGTTTCTCCAGAACCAGCGTGGTCATACCAGTGCCGTCATCCTGCACAATCCGCATTGTGTAGGCCACCGCGCTGATCGTAATAGTGTCGCCTTCAGCGGCTGTTGATACTGCTGCGGTGCGGCAAACGAACCGTGGTTGCTGTAATGCAAAGCCAACGCCCCCGCCAGCGTCAACCTCAACGAAATCGTTGTCAAATATGCCATTGATCGTGCCGCCGTTATAGGTTGCGGCAACCCCGAAATCATCAACACCAATGAATATAGCGCGATCATCTGCGGTTTCGACAGCCATTAGTCAGCGTCCACTTCAACCGGCTTTGCCTTTTTAGCTGACCACAGCTTTGCATAGCCGCGATCAATCAGCTTGTTCGCCTCATCTTCGCGAACATCGTGATCTTCGCCTTCAAGCATAATGCCGACCGATCCCGCTTGGCAGTCTTTTAACGTTGTGATTTTGATCAGTTTTGTTGTCATTTTTTCTTTGTGTTCCGCTTAATAAGGCTGGACGCTGATTTCTTTGTTAGGCCAATTGCCCGATCAGTGATGCCTTGCTTTTCTTCATACACCTCGACCTTGCCAGTGTTGACTAGATCAAGCCCCACATTCTCAGCCACTTCGACAATATCGCCAACAACGTGCGCTTTACCGCCGATCAAAAGATTTCGCTTGCATTTAATTTTCATATCAGCCCCCAAGGGAAAGACAGGGCGACTTGCGCCGCCCCGTCAGTTTAGTTAGGCATCGATGTCGAGACACGCAGCGAATGACTGGGCGTGACGAACAGCCAAGTCCATTTCCTGCATTACGCGGATGCGTACTGCACCGGTTGAACCGGCTGTGTAAGGGTCGATCAAGATGTCTGGTGTGCTGAAGAAGCCCATCATTAGCTGGCTGAAGTCACCATAGATCATTGCAGATGCAGTGGTCAGTGTGCCTTTTGTCAGGTCAGATGGCACGTTGTTGGTAACAGCTAGGTCGTAACCATAAAGGCTGTTCCAAGGCGCATCCATCAACATCACGCTATCTGTTGAAGCAACCTTTGGAGTTGAAGCCATATGTGACTTCACTTTTGGGTTGGTCAGATAAGCAAGTGAATTGCCATTGATTGCAGCGTTGTCAACTTCAACTTCTTTGACCAGATCAGTGATGGCATCCCAAGTCAGTGCGCCACCGTTTGTGCCGATTGCGACTGAACCGATACCGGCTGTTCCGATGATGCCTGTTGGCTCATTTGAACCGCCACCTTCGATTGCAACGTCTTCGATCTTTTGTGCAATTGCGTTCAAAAGGTCATCGCGAACAATCTGTTCAACAGACGGGTCAGATTGGATCATCAACAAACGTGAAACGTCTGAAAATGCGCCAAGTGACTTTGGTGACATTGTGATCTGTGAGAACACAGCATTCACTTCAGATGTTGCGCCATTCTCAGCAACGAAACCGGCTGAAACGCCAGTTGCCAGCTTTGGAATAGCAACATCGCCACGCAAACCAGTCATAAAACGGCTTCCAAGCTCGCTGAAAACTAAACGTGCGCGGAGTGCGTCAACAAACTGATCACCAAGATGATCTGTGCCGACCAAATGTCCACCGGCTGTAGCTGTGCCAACAGTCAGGTCACGCTTGCCGCCCCAGAAGCTGTCTGGTGCATAGAAACCGCGTGCTTCGCGTCCATTGTTCTTTGCAATCTGCTCAGAAACTTCACGCTCAAGACCCTGCAAGCCAGAACCATTAACCAGACCGCGAACAGCTTTCATAAATGAATATGAACGTTCTTCTTTGGCTGACATATCAACCGCACCGGCTGACTGCTCTAGTGGCTTGCCTTCGCCAATGGCGTCAAGCAATGTTGCGCGGAATTGTGCAACAGACTGACCAGCACCAATAGCTTGATCGGCTAGGTCACGGCGGTTGTGTTTAACAGCAAGATTGATGATCTCGCTGGCATTCTTTTGGAAATCGCGCTTGGCTGCTTCTGCGGCTGCTTCACGGATTTCATCGTGATTTACTTCAGACATAATAACTTTTTCCTCTGTCTTGATAGTAGGTTCGATAAATTCAGCATTGCGATTAACGCCCACACCGGCATCGGCTGGCACGCTCACAATACTAGCTTCGTATGGCAACCAAGAAGAAATACCAACTGTCCCATCGGCTCTCTTGTCTTCCATTTGGCGGATTTGATAACCGATGCTGACGTTGCTTCGTATCCCATCCTTGACGTCTTGATAAACTTCTTGAGCCAGTGCGCTTTTTCCAAAGCGAACCACCGACCGCAACTTGCGATCAGCTTGATCCAAATAAGTTCTTTCAATGACACCAATTTGTTTTGTCAGATCGTGGTCAAGCAATAATGGTGCGTGACCGCTGTTCAATCGTGACAAATCTGCTGCGCCATCATCGTGACGCAAAACCTCTAAACCGAAAGAACGCTCAACGGGTTCTTCGCTTGAAATTGACATTCTGACGCGGCGGTCATCTTCTTCCACCATATCCGCAGCGCGTGCGCGAAATACCAGTTCACCGCGATCCAGACGATCTTGATCTTCTTTATAGCCAGCGGTTTCAACAACCGGCGGCGTGTCATCTGATTTGCCGAACGTGATAGTCACGCTATCGTCAGTTTCAACAATATTTTGAATGTGCCTGTCCATTGGCTTTTGCTCATCCATCGGTTCAGCCCTTTCTATAATCTCGCCAACATTATCAGCGATTTCTTCATTTAAATCTAGACCACGTTCGTCAATGCGATCAAGCGCAGCATCTTTTGTCCTTGCCCACGTTTGACCGGCATCACCGCCCCACGCCGCCCAAGCAACGCGACCTTTTGACGGATAACCATCTTCACCAGCACTAAACCCTTCGGCTTGCTTGTCAACTTCGTGCCGACTGAAAAAGCTGTGCATCCGGCGCACTGTGTCGGCAGATAGTTCTTGCCGGTTAGCCAGTTGTGTCGCACGCGCAACAGCAACATCAGTGCCGCCTTGTTTGCCTTCTTCGCGCCACTTTTTGAATTTACGCGCTTCGGCTGCCATCCCTTCGGTTGGCTTTAGGCTGATTTCAACGCCTTTATAGGTCGCCATCTTCTTGCCCTGCATCAACGGTTGCTGGCACTGGTGCTTTAGTGCCGAACGGCTGAAAAGCGGTATCAATGCCGTAACGGTCGGCCAGTTCACTTTCGCGGTTAATCTGTTCAAATATTTCTTCGGTATCGCGGCCATATTGCGAATGCACATCTTGCAAACTAATGATGCCATTGTTTAGTGCGGTGACGCTGGCGTTGATCTCTTTAGCCGGATCGACCCACGCAAAGCCGCGTGGCCGGTAAATGACTTGATCAGCAAACAAATCATATTTTCCCATCGGCAAGCTAACGCGGCCAACAGTAATAGCCATTTCTAGCCAAGCGCGGTAAATCGGATCAATGAAATGATCGATCATAAATTGCTGCACCATCTTGAAATGGTCGCGATCTTCGATTGTGCCTTGCCGGATTGATGAATAGCTAACGCCCTCAAGATTATTTGCCAGCGATACATATGAAACGCCAAGACCACTTGCGATCCCTCGCAAAATGCCTTTTTCAAACTCCGCAAAGCTGTCAGTCGGGTTTTGCGGGTCGAAGGCGGTGAATGACATTCCAGCCGGTAACTGTGTAAACGTGGCTGGCTCCGCTGACATTATAGGCGCGTGATTGTCATAATCGTCACCAACAAAGCCATCACCTTCTGGGCTGGTGAAGAAACCCATCTTTGACGCAGCAACCCGCGCATTCACCAGCGTAGCTTCTTCGTAACCATCAAGCATCTTCAAACGGGTCAGGACGTTGCTCATCCAAGGCACGCCACGGGTCTGCCCAGCGCGATCTTGCAAATAGCAGTGGATAATCTCACTAGCTGGCACAATCTTATGGTGCCGTTTTGTGCGCGAACCATAGCCTTGATCGTGATGCGGGTGATCTTCAAACAGGTAATAATTCAACGGCTTGCCGGTGCGCTTGTCTAATTCCACGCCCATCCGCACTTCGTTGCCGTTATTCAATCGTGCGTCATAACCTTCATCAAGATAGTCAGCTTCCAGAAACTTTAACGAAAAGCCAAATGGGTTTCCGGCTGGGTTCTTAATCTTTTGGATCAGCACTTCGCCATCACGCGCCAGCGTTTCCATAAACAGCCGCTGCGCTTGCACCCACGAAACGCGGCCATCAACAGTGCAAAAACCAGCCCGACCCCACGCTTGCCACGCTTGTTCGATGATCCTATTGCCCACGCTATCAAGCGAATTGTCGTCATTGCGCTTGCGAACCTGTATCCGCACGCCGTTTGCGCCGACCACGTTTGTTGACATTATCTGCAAATAGCGTTTCGCATATGGGTGGTTACGGCTGATTTCGCGGCAACGATCCCGCAAAACGCGCAAGGATGGTTTGATTTCGCTATCTGCCGACCGGCTGCTTGCCACAAAATCGCTGAATAGTCGGCCAGTATCAGCCCCGTGAAACGCCCGAACCGCCTTGCGTGGTTGGGGCTTTGCTTTGAAAAAGTCAAAGATGCCCATTGTTAAAACCTCACCAAGATGGTTGCGCCGGTATTCTCACCAGCCTTTGCACGCTCTATCTGCCGTTCTTTAGCGTATTCTTTCCGATAAAAGTCACGCGCATCAATCAAGTCTTGGAAACTCATTTTTGTCAATGACCGCCCGTTGATCGAATAGCTTGAAACGTCTGCATCAGCCTTGCCTTGCAGGATGCTTTCGATCTTGCCGATCATTATTTCAGCGTGCGTGCGCGGGTCAGCCCCATTGACGTCCAAATCTTCAACGGCTGTGAATGTGCCGCGTTCAATGACCACGCGATTGCTGGATGCGGTTTCTGTGACTTCTAGCTGCCAGTGATAAAAGCCAGCAACAAATGCTGCGCTGGTTACGCTATCCACTTCAAAAACATATGTGCCGTTTAATTCTTGCGCTGCAACTTTGATTTCAGTGCTGCCGCCGCCGGTGATCCGCGCAACATATTCCATCGAATGCGTTGCCAGCGGATAATCATCAACTAAATCGGTGCGCTTCCAAAGCAGATAATCGCCAATAACGATTGTTTCTGGGGCTTGCCCGTCAGGGGCTTGGTCTACATCAAATCTATTTGCCATTATTTACCGCCAAGAATTAACAAAGCCGCCTTGCCGTTGTGGGCGGCGGGCAAGTGGATTAGACTGTTGCGGCTGCGGTTGTGTTTCTGGTTCTGGCGCATTGACCACCCTGTCGGCAACAGCGTTAATATTCAGCGACAAAATGCAAAGCGCAGCATATGCGTAGACCCTGCAATCAAGTGCTTCGTTTCTTGTGCGTGTCTTGACAAAATCGCGGCGTGGGAACCCTTTTTGATACTTCGTGACGATTTTCTCAGAATTTGCTAATTGCTGATAATACTCGTCAGAACGCCCCGCCGGAAAATGACAATAACCCGCACCCTCAGATTGTACGCGCAATCTGGAAAAAATCAATTCCTTGATTGGAAAAGTGCCGACAGCGAACAATTTAATCTTGCCAATGTTGTTTTTTGTCGGTCTGGATACCAATGGCCGCTGTTCCCCGCCCATACCCTTAATCGCAAATATGCGCCGCCCTTCGCGTGGCCGGACAAAGTTATAGACCGCTTGTGTGTAATGACCGCCACTATCTATGCACGCGGCGCGAATGCCTAGCTGTCTGCCGCTTTCGGTCGTGTAGGCCACTTTTAGGATATTATCAAGGTCGTTCCACAGATGCGGCGTGCTAGGGTCGCCATACAGTGTCAACCATTCCAGACTGAAACTGCACTCATCACGCCCCCATCCTATAACCTCAACAGCCAAATAGCTATCTTGCACATCAATGCCAGCAGTAATGACAACAACATCATCTGGAATGGTTCCAGACCAATCTTGCTCCCGATCCCGAAAATCTATTTCCCCAACGGTTTCACCTTTATCTTCAAAGGTTTCGGCTAAAAATGTATTTACAAAAACGCGCAGGGTGTCGGCTGATTTCTTTGCGACAAGAAAATCGCGCACCGCGTCAGCCAATACAGTCCAAGGGCTGTAAATGCCGTTGATATGAAAACCGGCAACGCCGGTAAAATCGGCAGTTGCCACCCATTGCCCTTTGCGAACAGACCGATTGCGCTTTGGATCATCCCAAACACTGCCGCAGCTTTCGCAAACGTAACAAGCTGTTTCGGGTCGGTCTTTTTCCCACTGCACCTGTTTCCATTTCAACGTCTGCACTGTGCCGCAATCTTCACAAGGCACAAAATATTGCCGCTTGTCGCTTTCTTCATATTGGCTTTCGATCATTGATGCGCCTTTGTTGGTCGGCGTGCTGACCATCACCATCTTGCGATTGTGAAACGTGGCAGATCGTTTTCTTGCCAGCAAGATAGGCGAACCCTCAGAACCGGCTGAAACCGGAAAGCGATCAACCTCATCGCATAAAACAATTCGGATTGGCCTTGAAGCCAGCCCAGCGGCACTATTCGACCCGACCAAGCTGATATGACCGCCAGTAAAGACTTTGTGCGTTGTAGTGTTGTTTGCATCGCGGCTGCGTGGGTCTTTGACTTTATACTTCAAAGCCGGTGTATCGCGCAGCATTGGCGCAAGACGGTCTTTAGAAAACGCCTGTGCCATTTCCAGCGTTGGCTGCACAAGCAGGATTGGCGCAGGATCGTGGTGGATGTGGAAACCAATGACGTTCAACAGCATTTCGGTCTTGCCAACCTGTGCGCCAGCCATAACTACAATATCGCGCAAGGTCGGATCGCTAATAGCATCCATAATGCCGCGCTGATATTCTGCCCGTGATGTAATCCAACGACCGGCGGCTGCACTAGCCTCTGAGCTTAGTCGCCTTTCGCGGTCTGCCCACTGCCCCACGCTTAACCTTGGCGGCGGCTTCAGCGTTTGCATCGCTTCCGCTATCACCGCTGTCAGTGACGACTGTGCGTCCAGCGTGTTCGTGTGGTTGGTAAGATGATAACTCATCTAGTGCTTCCCTTATTTGGTTTTCTAAAATGCTTTGAATAGTTGGCAAGTCAGTTTCAGTGGCGCAGATCGGCGCACAGATGGATGGCAACGCCAACAGCTTTGCTTTCATAGCCGCCAGCACTTCAACCCAAGCACCGGCAACATCGTCAGATGCCACTAATTTGCGTTTGGCTTGCAGCAATTCCAGTTCGGCCATTTGCGCGTCAGCTTCCATCTTTCTGGCGCGGGCTGCGTTATAGTCGGCATCTTCGATCTTTGGCCGTCCGACTGGCCTTTTTGCCTCTTTTACTGTCAATTTATTGACGCCCCCTCAATTATTGTCAAAATTCTGACGCTAGCGTTCTTTCGGGGTGTTGCGTTACCCCCGATGGTCACTTGTTGGAAGTACCTTTTGTCTGTCGCCGCGCTGTCTGCTTGGCAAACGCAAAGCTTTTCTTAAAATTCCGGTCAAAC